GAATATAGCGCGAAGGGTATTAACTTACGGCACCAATGGAACAACGGGGACCGGGGGTACCGGCACCTACGCGCTTGATTTTGCCAGCGCGAGTAGTGTTGCATCATCTCTGATGATCGCCACCAACGCAAATAATTGCGAATATTTTGCTCAGGGTTCTGGGAATCAGTCGCAATGTAGCTATGATGGTGTTCACTCAAACACGACTTATGATGGCGCTTTCACGGCCGCCGATCCGGGGAATGCCAGTGGCAGCAAAGGATTTACGTTAATCTTCAATGGTGGATGCACAGCATCCTATACGATCTCAGCTTGCAATGCTGGCACCTCAGCCGGCAACTGGCCATTTCACATTAAAAACGTGCAAGTCTGGCAGGGTTCTTTATCTGACAAGAATGTGCAAAATTGAAACTTATCATTAATAAACGCAAACTTTTTAAATATGCAGCAGCATCATTGATTGCCGCACCTGCAATTATTCGACTAGCGCGAGGGCAAAATTTTGCTAGCTTTCAAAATTCAATTAGTCGTTTTTCTGGTCAATTTAAACCTAGTGGCTTTCCAGTTTTAAATAAATCACATTCATTAGCACCTGATTTATTTTATGGTTTCGATACAGGAAACTTGTCATATATTGAATTAACCGGGACCAACGGCAGGTCCATGCAACATGGATCATATGGAGGGTTTACCAATTTAGCTACAGCAGCAGGTACAGCAATTAATTGGCCTGGTGGGGATGGTACAGCAGGTGTAGGTTGGTTTTGCCAAACTGATACAACAAATGCAGAAGACCCTACTCCTGGCATGCCTTCATATACAGGGCCGTGGCCGGTTTGGAGCGCTCAGGCCCTTAGCTTGCTAGGTACGGGTGCTGGTTTTTCTATGATCTGTGGCGTTTGGCTTACAGGTACAAATGTGCTTGGTTCTTTGCTGTTTGGCCGACCACGTAAGGCGCATGAAGCACAGAAGCCCTTACCAATTACTAATAGTTTTTTTGGTCTTGATGCTAGCAATGTTCCATTTGTGAGTCTTATCCAAGGTAATCCTGGTGAACTTACTCTTGCATCTGGAACTGTAGTTGGTAGCACGGCTACGTTTGCATCTGATCCTGGTTGTAAGATTGGCCAAGAATTAACCTATCCGCCAAATCTTAATATTATAGATAATACTGTTATTCAAAGTGGTGCTAGCAGTCCTTACACGGTCAATACTACAGGCAATGCTGAAACACCAGCAGATAGTATTCGATTATCTGGTGTCTTTACGGGTTCGATTGCAGCAAGTCCAGGAAATATTGTAAACATTGCTTCAACTCAATTCGGGACCATGAATATAAATGATACTATTGTAGGCACTAACATTCTTCCTGGAACTAGGATTATTTCAAATCTTGGTGGCGGCAATTGGGGAATTGCTCCAGGCGGTCAAAGTGCTGCTAGCACGACAATTATTACAAGATCGATTGTTGATTTTGCATTGACAGGATTAGGTGCACTTTCTCAAAATGCTTTTCATATGCTTGGTTTATCAGTTCAAAATAATAGCACTGGTTCTGCGACAGCTACATTTTATGTGGATGGTTTATCAGTCGCGACTGCGTCAGGATTAGCAGTTCTGAGCACTATTAATCATCAAAATTTCAATGGCGGCAATTGGTGGTTTAAGGACAACGGACTTTTCCAGGATAGTGAGGAGCAATTTATGCTTGGTAGTGATTTTCATCAAGATACAACAATTGCAAGGATTATAACTAAAGGTTGTGTATTTTTTGGCGGCATGAAAAGTCGAGCATACACTGCTGGCGAACATAGTAATTTATTTAATAATCCATATCAATTTTTACAATGAGAATAGAATTTCCAGAAAAACTTTTATTTTTAATTAATGAACCGGCAAGATATAAAATCCTCTACGGTGGTCGGGGAGGAATGAAAACTGAGACAATTGCTTTAGCACTTATTATATTAGCTTGTAAATGTAAAATAAGAATAGCATGTTTTCGTGAAATTCAAAAATCTATTAGTGAAAGTGTATATCAAACTATTGTTAATCGTATTGAGGATATGGGATTATCAAATGAATTTGATATACAAGCAACTACAATAATTTCAAAGCGTACTGGTGCAGAGTTTATATTTTTTGGATTACGTTTCAATATTAACTCGATTAAATCACTTGCTCGTATTGATATTGCATGGATTGAAGAAGCTGTTAACGTTTCTAAAGCTTCATGGGATAAACTTATTCCCACAATTCGTGGTCGTGGTCAACGAGTTGTATTAGAAAATATCGATTTCAATAAAGGTGGTCCTTTCGGTAAAGGAACTGAAATTTGGATTAGTTTTAATCCTGAATTAGATACTGATGAAACTTACAAACGCTTTATAGTAAAGCGAGATATTTATGCTCCTGACTTTATAACGAATGATTGTGGGGAGAAAGTTCGTTATGCGTTTGTTCAAATGCTTAGTTATAAAGATAATCCATGGTTGCCAGATGATCTTAAATTAGAATGCGAATTATTAAGAGTTGGTGATAATGATGAATGGATACATATTTGGGGTGGTCAAACTCGACAAACGTTAGTTGGTGCAATTTATGCACAAGAAATTAAGAAAGTTTTACTTGAAGGACGGCGCGGGAAAGTCGAATATGATCCTAGTCGTCCTGTTCATACATTTTGGGATTTAGGGCACGACGATTATACGTCTATTTGGTTTGTTCAACAAGTAGGAATGCATTATAATTTAATTCGATTTTTTCAAGATAGATTACAGAAGATGCCTTATTATATAAGTCATCTTCAAGATTGTAAATATAATTATGGATTTCATAATTTACCGCATGATGGAGATAATGAGACGTTAGCCGGTCGTAGTCCGGTTAAACAATTGCGTGCTAGTTATCCAGGTAAAGTTAGAGTTGTTCCGAGAATATCTAAAAAAGTAATGGGAATTAGGGCCGGAAGATCTGTATTTGATTTATGTAATTTTGATGAAGAAAACACTGCCGATGGCTGGCAGTGTTTAATTCGTTATCAATATGATGTTAATGAAGATGGTCAATTTAGTCAAAATCCGCGTCATGATGAGTATTCGCATGGTGCCGATGCATTTCAAACATTTGCATTAAGTTTAAAACCTGAAATGGCAGTAGTACCTAAACCTAAAATTGCAAGTAATGTACATAGTTTAAATCGACATCAAAATGGTTGGATGAGTGGTTAATTTAAATGACAACTGCATGGGGTACTACTTGGGAAGAAAGTACGGGTGATCCCGATGCAGATATTATTAAAGAAGCTAAGGAACGTTTTAAGAAAGCAGAGCAATGGGAAGCTGTTGCACGTATTCGATTTGATTACGATTATAAGTTTGCAAATGGAGATACTCACAATAAGTATCAATGGGACAAGGAAATTCTTACTAATCGCGAATTAATGGATCGCCCTTGTCTTACAATTAATAAAACAAATCAGCATAATCTTCAAATTCTCAATGATATGAAGCAGAATAAGCCGGGTATTCGTATTCGCCCGGTTAATGATGAAGCAACTTTTGAAGGTGCTCAAATCTTTCAAGAGATTGTTTATCATATTGAATATATTTCAAATGCTGAAAATGTTTATGATTATGCTTCTAAATTTCAAGTTGAAGCTGGATGGGGTTATTGGAGATTGCATGTTGATTATATAGATAGTAAAACATTCGATCAAGAAATATATATTAAAAAGATTAAAGACCCTCGCTCTGTTTATCTTGATCCTAATCGTAATGAAATTGACGGTAGTGACGCGGAATGGGGATTTGTTTTTGAAGATGTAGCTAAAGATATATGGAAAGCTAAAAATCCTAAATTTAAAGATAAAGTAGGTTTTGCACCTTTAGGTAATACATCAACCGACATGTGGTTGACACAAAATAATATTCGTGAAGTTGAATATTTTCGTAAAACAAGAGATGAAGATAAGTATGTATCTTTTTTTGATCCTGAAAATAAAGAACAAGTTGAAAGTTTATTAAGTGAATTAACCGATCAACAGAAAGAATTATATAAAGAAATTAAAAGTCGTGAAAAGCAATTATCAAGAGATTTAAGAACTTATCAAGAGCGAAAGGTTTTTACTGATAATATCGAATGGTTTAAGATTGCTGGTGATATAATTATTGATCGTGGTGAATGGTTAGGTAATACAATTCCTATTATTCCGGTATGGGGTAGCGAAACCGTTATTGATGGTGAATGGGACTGTAAAGGTCATACACGAGCATTAATTAATCCTCAACAAATATATAATTATAATACTAGTGCTAATGTTGAATTTGGTGCTTTACAAACTAAAGCGCCGTGGCTTGCTGCTACACAAGCTATTCAAAACTTTGAAGAATACTATAAAACTGCCAATAGTAAAAATCATTCCTATATGCCTTGGAATGCGTTCGATGAGGATGGAAATCCATTACCAGAACCTAAGCGTCCTAATCCTCCCCAACCTTCACCCGCTTATGTTGAAGGATTAAAAATTGCACAAGATGAAATGATGATGGCTTCCGGTCAATATCAAGCACAGTTAGGTGAAAATGAAAATGCTAAATCCGGCGTTGCTATTAATGCAAGACAACGACAAGGTGATCGGGCTACTTATCATTTTATTGATAATCAAGCTATCGCTATTAGGAGAACTGGAAAAGATTTAATTTATCTTATTCCTAAAATTTATGATACAAAACGAATTAAGAGGATTGAAACAAGTGATGGTCGTATGTTGCAAGTTATGATTGATC